CCCAGCAGTGACTTTTATAAACAGCTTGCAACATTCTGGGGTCTTGGCACGTTAGCCCCAATGATACCAGCATTTGATGGCAAAGGCTTGCTTATTGCAAGTTGGACACCTAGCAATAAACCTAATGCTCCTACATTTGTACTTGCACATGGTGGGGGTGGTGGCATAGGCGCTACAGAATTTATATTAGGAGCAGATCTCATATCAAGGACTGGTGCAAATATCTTAATTGTTGACAGTACCTGGAGTCGAGGAAGGATTAGCAACGGTGGCGATAGTATTCCTACATCTGGAAAGACTATGAGTTCTAATGCTCGCATGTTTGATTTGGTTGCCGCAGGAAGATGGCTTGCAACGCAGGGTGTTGATCCTAAGAAAACTTATGCCATTGGTATGAGTCAAGGTGGTTGGGGTGTTTTAAGAGCATTTACAAACGACCCAATGATAACAACATTAGTCAAACCATATTATGCAGGCGGAGTTTCACTTTATCCTCCGTGTGAAGAGCCTGGAACTAAACACACAGAGGAACGTAATTTCACATTCCATAAACTTGGTCCGTACCATAGCAAGGTGCTATTAATTACTGGCGCACTAGACACACTTACGCCTGTATCATATTGCTCAGACTCAACTGTCAAGTCAGTTGACAAGTGGTTGCATTGGGAAGATGCAACGCACTCATTTAACATGTCAACTGGTAGTGCATTTCAGCGATCAATTGATGGCGTTTGTCAAACCATGGTCAATGGCTTTGGCGCACATCAATTCTGTTACAACGAACGCAGAGCAACACAAATGTTAAATGAAGTTCAACAATTTTCAGCAGTAGGACAATGAAAAAAATCTACTATGAAAAGGTTGGCCGGCGCTATAAGCCAGTATCAGAATACGATAGCGAATACTTGGATAGCTTTCCAAAAGGTAATCATCTTGTGATGTGCTATCCAGGCGGACAAAGTCGACGCTTCAATATTAATCCTGCACTGGCACCAATGATTGCCGCAGGACGTTATGCCGAAGATGCCATGAGCGCGGCACTGGTCAAGGCCAGTGAAATGCGCCCGCATAACAAGCCTATTACCGAAAAACAAAAGAAAGCTTGGATAGCCTTGGCCAAGGCCTTTGGTGATGATCGTTACTACATTGAAATCCCCAGTGCTAGAGAAGTTACCGAGGCAGGCTTAAAGGCAATGGAGGTAGAAGCTTCTAAGTTAATGGATCATCCAATGGTGCAGGCCGCTTACAATGAATTTATGGCTACGTGTAAATTAGTTTTGGATTCTAAGTAAGGCTTCATCGACACTTAGCCTTGTTCTTTCAACTTGGCATTGTAATACTACACTGATTGCAATGCGAGGTTTCTCTTTGGTGAAAACAACATGCGGAATACCTGCGTGTATGATGTTGGCACCTATTAAGATTGCTTCTTCAATCACATCACATTCGTCACGTTGCCAACTAAGGTAAGGTGAAACTTGCTTGGTATTGATAACAGTTGGTGCTGTGTTTACATCATAAAGACTTTTAGCATTATCTTTTAAAGCAAACCACTGCATTGGTGCATCTTCTCCGCCAATAATGAAGTTTATCTTACTACAAGATTCTGTAATGTGATCTAGATCGGTATGTATCCTACGTACACTACAGTGTGCTGGTAGATAAAATATCTCAGCAAAACTTATATGTAAATTTTTAGAGTCTGCCCAGGATAGCAACGCAGGCGAAAGTTCAGCAACAGGAAATCCAAAGTGTTTTGCTTCTATTGATGCCCATAGGTAATCAAATTGACTGTTATCAACAACTGCCCAAGGACATTCAATAGGCTTGTAATTTAGGCCCATTGCATTGCTTGCCAGTGCATTCTGATAGTGGTATAACCAGATCCAAAATAGTTTGAACCAGGCATGAACTTAAACAGTTTACCATTGTGTTCTGGATTTGCACAAATTTGCTTTACAGTTTCATAGGCAGCCTCTTCGCTCTTGGCAAAGAATACTTTGTTCTTGCCCCACATAACAGGGAATAGTAGCCCTTGTTGTTGTGCAATCACAGTGGCCCATGTGCGTAGCGGAGCACCTGTACACCAATCATCTACAATGTAAATACCATCATCCTTTAGCTTGGGCACACACTTGCGTATTGTGTCCAAGTTTTCATCTACACCATCACCATAGTCGTGATGAATGATGTCGTACTTGGTGTCACCAAGAGCACCTTCTGTTTGTACACATTCTAATGATAGCGGAACTCCTGTCAAGCGTTCACAGCGTTCTGTAATCCAGACGCTCATGTCAGCAGGAGTTGATAGAGTACCTAACATTTCAATTTCTTCCTTGGTCAAGCAACGATTAAAATGGTCAGCATACCATGCTCCACTGGTGTTTGCGGCTTTGGCACCAATAAAGCTAAGATGGTCAACACCTGTGAATTTTACATTGGTGTGTCCTGTTTCTGCTAGAGCTTGGTTAAAGATACCAACGCCACCGCCCAGGTAAGATCCCAGTTCTAAGAAGGTTTCAATGTTAGGCTTGCTACCAAATAGTAGCCATGATGCTATTACATCCTCTGGTGGGCTTAACATGCCCAATTTTAGGACATGTTGATATATGTTATTAAGGTTTCTCCAGGAATAGTCCACTTTTTCTCCGATAAGTATGTTTATGCTTGATGACTTTTACGTTTACGAAACACCAGATTTTCTTGATGTCAACTACATCACTAACTTAGTTATGCAGAAGTTAGAGACTGATTTTGTCCTTCAGGGCTATGTCAGAATTGATGCCACACAAGATCCATATCTAAAAACTATTTTAGAACGCTTTCCATTCATTGGTGGTTGGCTCAATATCTACCATACTAAACCAGAGGGATATATTCCTTTGCACATTGACGGCCATAGACTTGCGGCCTTTAACATTCCTATTAGTGGCTGTGATGAAACAAGTCAAACAATTTATTATGAACCTGTTGGTGAAGTAGAAAAGGTTTACAAGCCAGATGAACGTCATTACCGGATCAATGGTGAGATGCAGGAAGTATATCGCTTTGCACTGACCAGACCTGCACTAATACGAAACGATGTAGCCCATGATGTCAAGCGATTCAATGCCACCAGTACCAGGATCATTGCCAGCTGGGGAGTTGGCGGAACTTTTGAAGAATGTAGAGATTTGTTCAAATCAATCTTGGAAAAAAGTTAAATTATTTTACTAAAAGACTTGACTTTTAAGTTAAACGGATATATAATAACACTATGCTAAACATTAATCTATTACCAGGTAACACAGGAACAGCCTTAGAGGATACTCCAAGGCCGTAAATCTACACACCTAGTAAAGATTACGGCCCTGGAACTAAACACTCCAGGGTTTTGCTTTTTAGCAAGCTAGAATTTTTTTGATGCGGGATTAGCTCAGTTGGTAGAGCGATACCTTGCCAAGGTATAGGTCGAGAGTTCGAGCCTCTTATCCCGCTCCAAAAGAGTTTTAAAGTGTTGTAAAAATACAACAAAAAACTTTCAAATAAGTGTTGACAAAGTGGCTTAACTGTCGTATAATTGATACTTACACAGCAACAAACGATAGAGTAGTTGTTTAGTTCTTTAACAATTTAGTGGCAATTTTTATGTAAGCACATTAACTTGAACGGATTCTTTCCTAGTATTGCTTTTGTGTTTACCATGCTCGATTCGTCTATCGGTTAGGACGCTGGCCTTTCACGCCGGAAAGAGGGGTTCGATTCCCCTATCGAGTACCATTTGTTTAGTGTTATCAGGGTATCGTGTGCAGACGTGTACACTATGCGGGCCTAACTGGCGAGGGACAGGTCCTAATATAACTGCTTAGTCGCTATGGACGGAAGCGCAACTGACTCCTAAATTGAGCAGATAGCACTAAACAAATGTATGCGAGTATGGAGAAATCGGTATACTCAAGAGACTTAAAATCTCTCGTCGAAAGGCATCCCGGTTCGACCCCGGGTACTCGCACCAAGTTTAGGAGTGGTAGATCAGCTGGTTAGATTACCTGCCTGTCACGCAGGGGGTCGCGGGTTCGAGTCCCGTCCACTCCGCCAAATCCCGTTACTATTTTCGTTAAAATAGCGTTTGATTAGCGATAGAGATCCGGTGGCAGAAAACCGTAAGCGTGGGGCTGGAAACTACCCCTACAGACTCTGATAGGCAGTATCCTTCTGCACACAGACTTTGAATAAAAAGGATGGACAGAGTAACCGCTCAATTTAAGGGCTGGTGTGGAAACCAGTAGCTTAATCCTAATTTTGTAGCAGTAGTAGTTACGGGCACTTCCGGCAACAGGAGGCGCTGACTAGCAGGGTGCAACTCCCTCGGCTACATCTATTTTGAGAGCCACATCGCCTGGATACTTCCTCCTTGGAGCACTAGGTCCTGCAACCGTGGCTCTCCCTTATATTAAAACACATTGACGTGTGACTGCGTCACTGTCTCAGTGAGAGGCCTGTTAAAGCTACAGGACATCAGTGTGTTTCAATATGATAGCCCCCTTGGCGGAATTGGTAGACGCGGCAGATTTAGGTTCTGTTATCGAAAGGTGTGAGAGTTCGAGTCTCTTGGGGGGCACCAGGTTTTGATGAGGGGGAGTGTGCATAGCGGCCCTGGGCCTACGGTGCCTACTCTTAAACAACAGCAGAGCAGTTACGCAAACATCGTAACATAAGACTTGGAGCCACTCCTGTGCCCCTTAGCACTTTATAAATAGACGCATGATACAATTAGATCAAGCAGAAGTTAGTTGGGCATTAAATGCACATTGTGGACATAAATGTTCATACTGTCATTCCCAATACAGTGGCGGTGAATTAGACAAGTCTGTTGATCAGTATCTGGCAATTATTAAAAAATTGCAGGATACAAGATACCAGCACCATTCTAAGATATACTGGAAAATCAGTGGAGGGGAACCCCTACACTTTCCGCATCTAAGCACAGTATTAAAAAAGATGAAAGAAAAGCCTTGCGTCATACGACTGGATACCAGTGGTGATGACAATTGGTTTTCATTGTACGGTGTTATAAATCTAATAGATAAAATAAAACTCACATATCATTCGTGGCAAAACGATGATGTGTTTGGTTTCGTACTAGAACAATGTCAAGAAAAGAATGTAAGTGTAACAATTGAAGTTCCATTGTTACCCGGTGCTATAGTAGAGTCTAGGGCCAAAGTAAAACATTTTGTAGACTTGGGATATGTATGCAATGAACAGGTACTACGTGACTTAGGTGGCGACTTACATCGGGGATATAGTCAACTTGATGAAAACAGAATCTATGGTAGACCCGATGATTGGGAACCAGAACTGGTTGTGTATAATCCAAACTTACCAGATCCCAACTATGTAGATTTAAGTACTGTCAATAACACTGATCCTGTGTACACTGGTATGCCATGTTATGCAGGTGTTGATTGGTTGTACATAAACCCTAGGGGATTTGCCTCATACAGCCAATGTGGTGGCAGGAACGAACACTTTAATGCGTTTGATCCTGCATGGCAACCACCCAGCAATTCGTTCCCTTGCACAGTTAATCAGTGCAGGAGTGAACAGGATAGGACAAAAATAAGAATTCACAATTCTTAGTACAGAACGTTCCGAGTGTCTTCGGATAGTGTGACCCACACGATGAGAAGTAGTGTGACAACTACGGGTGGTAGTCTTCGAACCCAAAGGCCGCTAGCAATGCGAGAACGGTCCCTGTCGGGAAGCGGGTGGAAGGAGTGTGTGATGGGTATGATAGCGTCATATCTTGATACTCTATAATTACCGCCGGGGGATGCAGAGCATATTGAAGCACATTAAAGATAGGGTCGTAGCGGTTCCATGAACTTGAGTACATACCAAGGTAGTTAGTGTGTTTCAATATGTTTTGGGGGTGTAGCTCAGTTGGGAGAGCGTCTGCTTTGCAAGCAGAATGTCGCAGGTTCGATCCCTGTCACCTCCACCAATATTAAGGAGAAAGCTATGAGTGATGGCGGTAAAGGATCTGCGCCAAGGCCAAAAAGTGTTGATGCAAATACATTTGCAAGCAATTGGGAATTGGCGTTTGGCAAGAAGAAATCTCAAGAAGAAATGATTGATGAAGAGATTGAAGTCGAAGGCACTGTCAAAGACAGTGAACAAGGCGGATAAGTAAAGTGCTGGGTCGTTAGCTCAGTTGGTAGAGCGTCTGCCTTACACGCAGAATGTCGGCGGTTCGAGCCCGTCACGACCCACCAAAATTTAGCCCTTATAGCTCAGCTGGTAGAGCAACTGATTTGTAATCAGTAGGTCCCGTGTTCGAATCATGGTGGGGGCACCAAATATCTCGGAGTGTAGCGCAGTCTGGTAGCGCACCTGGTTTGGGACCAGGGGGTCCAAGGTTCGAATCCTTGTACTCCGACCATGTTGGCGGGATTCGTAAAATGGTATTACCTTAGATTTCCAATCTAAAGTCGGGAGTTCGATTCTCCCATCCCGCTCCAAGAACCCGGGCGCCCTTGCCCGTTATACAAAGGGGGGAATACTGGCAAACCCATAGACGCCACGGTGCATTGGATCTACCGCAAGGTTCCCTTTAGGAACTACTTGAGAAATCACAAAGGCAGGGACGCTAACCTGTCTAAATAGAAAAGTACGTAGACAGAGTAGACTGCTCAGTCCGGGGCCTATGTGGTGTAGGTAGCCGGACACTAATTATCGCGGGGTACGTCAGTGGCCAGACTGCTAGGCTCATAACCTAGAAGACGGAGGTTCGAATCCTTCCCCCGCAACCAACACATTCCCTGATAGCTCAGTTGGTAGAGCACACGACTGTTAATCGTGTTGTCCCTGGTTCGAGCCCAGGTCGGGGAGCCAAATATGCCACTAAATTGTTAAAAAACACTTGACCATTCTGCGGATTTCATGTATAATAGCGTTATTATACAGCAGAAAGAGCACCATGGAATACCACATTGAAGCAGGTCCTAAAACACGCCGCTACATTGAGGCCATTCTGCCCAGCATGATGACTCAACTGGGACTGAACCGTAGTCGTCGCTTGTTAATGATCAAAGTGGATCGTGACCTTGAGGACCAAGGTTCCACCATACCAATGTTGGGAATTGATACCTTTTTGGTGGTACTCAAGCCCACACGTAATATCTTAAATTTAGGCATAACCCTGGCACACGAGCTTACCCATGTAGCGCAATTTGCCAATGGTACTTTGCAGGTAACCCCAAAAGGTAAAAAATGGAAGGGCAAGTTCTATCCGACAGCGCACCCTTACTTGGAACAACCGTGGGAAGTGCAGGCGTTTGCTAGACAAGAGATTGTTTTCAGAAAAGCAATAGAAAAATAATAGTTAAATAATACTATGAATATCTCAAGAGCTGAACAAAGTAATATTCGCTACAGCCAAGAGCAGTATCGTCTGCAACAGATCCAATCTGAAAATTTACAAACCAAATATCATCAAAAAATTGTAGAACAACGCAGTTATGAAAGACTCATTGCTGAACGGGTTAGTCGTAATCTTCGTTTAGATTTAGACAAAGGCCGCAACGTAGACATTGAATGTTAAGGAAGTATTATGCCTTGGATTGAAAATGTAAGCCTGGGTGATATCCCAAAAGCCAAACACCACAACGCAGGTGAGAATAGTATGCTGATTCAAATTGTTGACCCAGATATGACTTTTCCTGCACCTATGCACCAGTTCAAAGAAACACACCAGTTCAAGTTCTTAGATCTTGAAGGACCCGACGCTTACGGACATGAATTTAAAGTTACCGATGAGCAGGCGGAAAGTCTGGTTCAGCTCTTGCAACATGCCTTGGCTAATAGAATGAATGTTGTTGTGCATTGTGTTGCAGGTGTTTGCCGTAGTGGTGCAGTCTGCGAAGTTGGAGTCATGATGGGCTTTGATGACTGTGAAGCATTTCGTAGTCCCAACCTGCTGGTCAAGCACAAGATGATGAAGTACTTAGGCTGGACTTACGATGAAAATGAACCACATTCGATCAATGGTGATGCAACCGATTGGTAAGCAATGAACTGGCTACGTTATAGTGGAATATGGGTTACATTGGTTTGTAACCCATATCATTGGCGAGTTTCGTTTAGAAATGAATCTGACTCGGCTTGGCCAGATACCAAAGAATACTCAATACAATTAGTATGTGTATCAGTTCGTGTTGTCATTGACAACGGCAGTTATTAAAGACTCTTATCCATTAGCTTTTCGTAACCTGCCCAGTCCCACTCTACCAACAAGAACATTAGGATCTTGCTGTAGCCTGGGACTTTTCTTGCGGCATGGCAATACTCGGAATTGTTAAACACAAAAGTATTTGACTCTGTTTCTCTATAGGCATCTATCAAGAATGATTCTTTTGTAGGATCAACTGTTAGTCTTTCATATCCCCAACCAAGACTTGCATCTGGCTTTGGATGTAACCAAAAAGTTGGTTCTGGATTTTCATCGTGTAGCATTACACGCAAGGAAGTTGGTACACCTGGGTACTGCTCATCTAGGTCACGATGCAGGCCAATGGGGAATCTATTTTCCCAGCACTTAGCATGGATAACGTTCTTGATTGGTAGGTGCTGATACAGTTGTTCAAACAGCTTGGGAAACTCTTTAGCACCATCAACTATCACATGTTGCATGGATGTGTCGTCAGTGGGAGTCATGTACCAACCGCGCCAATTACAACCATCTTCTGTGTACTCGTCCTTGAACCAGTCTTCAGCGGCAGCTTTTGCCCTAGCTTCTTCTCGATCAAAAGGATATCCGTTTGTTTTTTTCAAACGTAGTACATTTCTGGATTTTTCATTGAACATATCCACAAAGTGTTCATCAGGTATAATCCGCGGAATGTCTAGTACAACATGCGGAATGTTCTTGTATTTTTCGCCCAAGTGGCGGGGGTAGTTGTCGTTAATGTGTGCCATGCAGATATTTAGCATCGATGATTGTGCTATATACTGATATGCAATTATATCATATTCCAATACCTTCATTGTGGCCCACTGAAGAAGAAGCCAAGTACGCCACTGAAAAAATAATTCCAGTTGCAGAAGAATCAGCTAGGAATTTATTTGAACGATTGGGCCCAAAGTTTGATAAAACCTACATAGATCAAGACTTAGTTTTAAGCTGGGGCACAGGCCAGCGTATGAAAGCTCATGTCGAAGAATTAGGATTATCCTTAAAAGCATTTTCAGTATTTGTAGGAGCACCAGGCACACTTTCAGCTAGACCGCATGTGGATGGACTGGGCAGTGGAATAGTTGATGATAAAATAGTTGGTAGTGCAATGATTGCTAGATTAAACGTACCACTTAGGGGTATTACAGGCAGTAGACTCAACTGGTGGAAAACTGGAACAAACGACCCAAGAATTTTAGAACGTCACTTTGAAGAATGGAATGCTAGAACAAAGGCATGGCAAAAAGGATTCAGTTATTTGGCTGATCCAAAGTTAGATTGGGAAGAACCTGACTGGTACATTGACGAGCCAGGGCCTTGTTGGAATAGAACAGAGTTGGCACATAGATTAGATCTACATAACACAACAGAAATACGTATTAATATCACTGCTGAAATTTTAGTTCCTGTGTCTTGGGAAACACTAGTAGAACGCTTACATGCTCGGGGTTATTGTTGACGTCTAATAGATTTTGTCAATTGCCGCTATAAAAAAATACAATGGGTTTTAATGGTTTTATAGTTGACTTCTATGATATATACTAGTATACTTGAAAGTATCAGTATAAACACTGAGTTCCGAAGCCGATGAAGGATCGGAACTTACTCGCTTAAACAAAGGAGATATAAGCATGAAAACAGTTGGTGATAAATTAACCCCATTCGCAGTAACAGGTGTTCGTCCAGGACAACCAGAAGACGCTTTCTATACTATTACAGAAAATAGTTTTGAAGGTAAATGGAAAGTAATCGTTTACTATCCAAAAGATTTTACATTCGTATGTCCTACCGAAATCGTAGCCTACGACAAATTGACCACAGACTTTGCCGACCGTGATGCAGTCTTGCTAACAGGTAGCACAGACAATGAGTTCTGTAAAGTAGCATGGCAGACAGCCCATGCTGATCTAAAGAAAATCACACATCACCAGTTTGCCGACACACAGCGTGGTGAGTTGTCATTAATTGAACAACTGGGTGTATTCTATGCTCCAGCCGGCGCGGCATTACGTGCCACATTCATTATTGATCCAAGCAATGAAATCCAACACGTTACTGTGAACAACTTGAACGTTGGTCGTAGCCCAGAAGAAACACTTCGCGTATTGGATGCGCTACAAACTGGTGAACTATGTGCTTGTAACCGCACAGTAGGTGGAGAGACTCTGTAATGTTGAATACAAAAAATGTTGATCGTGTTGGAAATACATTAGTTGATATTTTTCACCGATTAGCACTTTTTGGAATAGGCGCCGCAACGGTATGGGCCGCTGGCTGGACGTTTTTTGAAATGTTCCAGAAGCACCATGCCGGAGTTGCTGACTTGTTACTGATGTTTATCTATTTGGAAATTGGGGCCATGGTTGGGATTTATTTTAGAACCAACCATATGCCTGTTAGGTTTCTACTTTACATAGCAATAACTGCATTGACCCGGCACATGGTAGATATCATGAGTCACCAGCCCATCAACATTGTTGAGATGCTGTCAGTGGCTGGTTCCACATTTGTTATTGCCATTAGCGTATTGGTTATTCGATATACCAGTGCAAAGTTTCCCAGTGATAAAAAAGATGAGGTAGCATAAAATGAGTTTTATTGAATCAGTTAAAGGTGCATTACCAGACTACGCAAAAGATACCAAGTTAAATCTTGATGCTGTCCTGTTGCGTAGCACATTAGATGCAGATGTGGCCATGGGTTGTGCTGTAGCCGCACTTGCCGCAACAGGCAACGGCAAAATTCTATCGGTAATTTTAGCAGATGCTCCAGTACACGCAGAGTCGGCACTGACCGCCGCAAGCATTA